TCATTATTCAGATATCTGCTGTGGTGTTATTTGAAATGGTAAAAAATCTACTAATAGTTGTTTCATATTACGAATTTAATTCTTTTAATTGGTTAGCGATACGTATCAATCTTTCTGAAATTTTATACATTCTACCTTGTGTAGATTTCCAGAACTCGTTATTGTTAACTCGCATTTCTTTTTTAAGTTTAAGATTTTGATTTACTAATCTTTCTATCTCAATCATCTTTTTACTTACTTCATGTATCGCTTTATTAACCTTTTGTTGAGGTGTATTCGTTATATCGTTTTTATAATCTTTATATGAAGCTTCATTCAAATGCAATTCTTTTGATATTTGCATAAATCGAGATTCATTAGCGTTTTTCTTTTTCACTTTTTTATATCCCATTGCTTCTATAGTATCATCGTCAGCTTTTCCGAAAGCATATGGTGTTTGATATGCACCTGCTCCTGCACTAGTAGATACTTCATCAATATCTTCATCAGGTGTAATTCCTTCAGCATCTAAAATATCTTTAGGTAATTGTTCACCCTCAGTTAATCTTAGTTTAGTTAGCATTTGATTTATATATCCTTTGTTCATTGCTTATTTTTAATAAATTACATAAACTCCACCTGCAGATGCACTAACTGCTGTTAATGCTAATGTGTATTGCACACCTGTTGATAACGTAGCTAAATTAATTGTGCTACCATCTAACAATGTAATAGTACCTGCTGCAGAACCACTTAATAATATTCCGCTATTAACGTTTGTAAGTGTTAATGATCCTGTAACTAATTGGCTTGCATCACCAATACCTATATATAATGATGCTCTTTGGTTGCTATATGCGTTTGAATAGCTATATCCTGGATCTATATTTACTGCCATATTATATTTTCTTTAGTTCTTTTACTAATTCGTAATAGCGTAACATTGATAATATATGATTATCTTTAATTGACTTTGATGTTTTAATTTTATCTAGTAATGAAACTGTTTCAGTCAATTTAATTTTAGTAACTTTATCCCCTATTTTAGGTATAAATATTTTCAATGCTGATTGTAATTTGGGAACTTCTAAATCAATATATGACTTTAAAGCTACTGTATTATTTACATTATTTATGTATTCTCTTAATAATCCTTTCTGTGCACCATTCAATGTTGAATATTTTGTATTGAACTTATCAACTAATAGTTTATATGATAGTAATCTTATATCTTTATCTTGTTGAGTAAATTCTTTAAGTTCAGCAACTTCAGGTTTACTTGCATTCTTAGTACAAATCTGCTCTACGATAGCATGTCTTGTTCTAACCATATCAGCAGGATTATCTGCTAACTCATATTCAAATAATTTATATATTGAAGCTAGTTCTTTATAGTTATTAACATTACATTTAAAAAATTCTTGTATTGGATATGCTTTTTGTATATCCTTTATAAGATTATATTTTTGTCTAGATAATGCCTGACTATTTAGTTGTTTTCTAGTTTGTACTACAGCTTCAAGTAATTGAGTTGCTTTAGTATCTTTGTTAAACTTTTCAGTCATTAGAGTTTGGTATAGTTCTAATTCTTTAGAAAGTTCAGTATTCTTATTGAAATACTTTTTAATTAGATCAATCGATTTAGATTTAGTATTATTTAAGGTATCAGCAGCAATTTGTCTGACTAACATCTCAAATAATATACCAGTATTTTTAAATTTCGAATGCTTTAATTTCTTCATGGTATGATTATGATGATATAATTTTATATAAATATGATGAAATTTTATATTTCACCGTCAATAATTTGATTTTCATCTAATAATGAATCAGTCTTTTTAGTTTCTGATATTATTTTACTAGCTTGTTTTTTAACTTTATCTATTTTAGTGATACCGAACTGTTTCTTTATATCCTCAGTAGTTCTAGTTAGTTTTTTTAATTCTTCTTTACCTAATGGATCCCTACCTCTTACGTGCCTATTAGTTCCATATTTTGTTGATTCTTTAGGTCTGCCTGCTCCAGGCCATCCTCCCTTTGGTACTTCTGGTGTTTTACGTTCAACTCCCTCTTCTGTAGTAGTCTCTTCTCCTCCTGTTTCTTCACCGCCTTCTTCTGCTCCTTCCTCTTCACCACCAAATGGATTTGCCGCACCTTCTTCTTCATCTTCACCACCTTCCTCCTCTTCAGGTTTACCTACAGGGTTTTTAGGATCTTCACCCTCTTCCGCTATTTTATTTCTTCTAAATGCTTCTTTTTGATCTTTTGTAATATCATCATTCATTTTAGCAATTTCATCATCTGTAAAGTTAAATACATGTTTGTATATAAAATCTGATGACATTAGTTTGCCTTCCATCATTGATTTTCCTAAATCAACTTTAGAATTCCATAATGTTATTTTTTCTTGTTCATATATTGCAGATGGTGATGTCATTTTGATTTCAAAATTAATCATATCAGGACCTTCGAATCCTTGTGCATATAAATGGACAATAGCAATTTTAGTTAATTCTGAAATTATTATACGTTGAATTCTTTCAATAGTTCTAGCAAAACGAACATCTTCTGCGGCTAATGTAGCTTTACCTGAAATACTTTCATCATATCCTAAGAATGCTTTTGGTACTTTAAGTCCTGCCATCATTCTATTTCTAAGATATTCTATGTCATCTATACCTGTCCATTCCATACCACTTAATGATTCTATTTCAGTACCTGACTGTTGGCCTCGTACTGGTAAATAGAAATCTTCTAACATATTTTGTAAGTTAAACTTTAAGTTATATTCTCCCGTTTTTTCATCCATAAACGGAGTCTTTTTCATTTGATTAATGATTTTTTGCATATAACCATCAACCTCATTAGGTGGAATATTACCTATATCTATTTTAAACTTACGTCTTTCAGGTGCACGCATAATTCTATGAATAAGCATTGCATCTTCCATTAATGTCAACTGCTTCCAAACTTTTCTTGCGCCCTCTAGCATTGATTTACCATAAGGTAAAAAGTTAGAATCTGATAATAGTCTAAAATGGGCTACTTCATAGTTTTCCCATTTAACGCCTTTATAGTTAAAATTTGCAAATTGTACTAAATATGGTTGATTTGGATCTACACCTTCTTCTCTAATCATTTCATATGATGACATTGGAGTAACATTTACTACTCCTATTTCAGGATGAATGTCTAACTTGAGATAGAAATCTCCATACTTACACATATTTCTAACCCAAGGCCATAAGTTAAAATCTACATTTAATACATCAAAGAATAGATTGTCTAATATCTTTGTAATTCTTTGGTCATCGCTACGTATTGATAATATTTGTCCGAACTCATCTTTCATTACTGTTTCATCTGCATAAATGTCGAGAGCACTATTAATAATGGAATCTGTATCCATTACCTCATAATCGGTATATAATTCTGTTTTTGAACTATAATAGTTATAATTGTTGTTATAAGTAGATAGTTGTGATTTTACTCCATGTAAACGAGTAAACCTGTCTATATATCTACTTATATTTATATTGCCTGATGATTGTAGCGCATCATTATCTACAACTTTAATTGCATCTTTACCGATTCGTCTAACAATAACATTATTGCTGAATATTCGTTTTAATCTTGAGTATAAATCTTTTTCTGCCATACATTAATATATTAAATAAATATCAATAATCAAATTAACCAGGTTAAACTTTCTTCACTACCCTTTCCATTTGACATTGACCATCCTGTTTGTCTAACGATACCTGGTGAATATATTGATGTTTCACCAGATTTATGAATATGACCTAATGCTCGTTTAGTTAAATCCAAACCTTGTTGTATCAGTTTAAACGCTGTATCTCGTACCCATAGTCCTATACAAAATGACATAACTAAATCATCGTTATATCCAGATTGAGCTTCGGCTCTATCACCTTTCCATATAAATACTCTAAGTTCTGACATTAGTCTCTTACTTCTAATTATAATACATCGCTCTCTTGCTACAGTATCTAGTTTTGATATTAATAGTGGTCTAGTCCTGCTTGTAGTACTAAATCCAGGTTTCATATTATACTTATCCTTTAGATCATATCCCTTAGCTATTTGTGCTTGTATATCCATTATAGATAAATCGTTTGCTGCATAGAATAGATTTTCGTATCCTGATTCTATAATTGGTTGTAATGCTGCCCATCCTACGTTAGCATTTTCTACTACTAATAACGCTTTATTATATTCTGTAGCAACTGACATTAACATATGTCCAAATTCTTTAGTACCTATTTGTCCTTTATATTCAGCAACCTGTGTTAAGGTTTCTACATCTATTATATGGAATGCTGAATAGTCCCCACCATCGCCTCTTGCAACGTCAGCGCTAACCACATACTGTCTAGAGTAATTTGGATACTCCCATATCCATAAATTACCGTCAAACCCTCGTTTCTCAACAGGTTCTTGTACTGTTGTATTTTCATACCAGGATAATAAGTCTGGATCTAGTAATGTATTTCCTGATGAAATGAAATCGGCATCACAATTATGTGACACTAAACCATTAACTATGAATTTATGTGAATCTACATTTAATATATCAAATAAATCAATTATTTCGTTTATATATGATATTGATATGACATATACGGATTCCGATGTGGTTGTATCTATTTCACATCCTTCATATAACTCATGTGCAAATATTTCTCTGTCATCTAATATAAACGCATGATTTTTAGAACATTTAATTTCTACGCCATTACTTAATTTAACCAATACATATCCAGTATGAGTTATTTTTTGCACGCCGTCAAAATCTTCAAATCCATTCGGCGTTAAAATTTTATATCTGTTTTGTATCATATACGTATACGAATAAATTTGCATTGTAAATAATCCTCAATTTCTTTTTGTCTCCTAACATCTTTTTCTATTAACTGCCCATCTTTATCATAATGATGCGATTCATCAATCTCTAAAACTACATTTTTTATAGGATCGTATGCATCTAAGAAGTATCCCAATTCTTTAATATGATATTCACCAACATTCTCTGCATGTATGAATGAATATCCGTTAGTAATTCCATATTCCTCAATTATAGATATTGAATTAACATTATATCTAGGCATTATTCGTTTTGATTTCATCTTAGATATGTAATTCAATGTACTTATTCGTATTCGCTTTCTAGTCTCATCAGATACAGTTTTACCTTGGGCAGTTCGACTCCCGGGTCTGTCGGGACATTTATTGCAGTATTTATTAAAAGTATGTTCTTGCTTACATGAACACATTATGTATGAATCATCTAAATCAGATATTAAATATTCTATACGATTAGTAAATGATACTCGTTTAAAATGTTTATCTAAATTGCTAGTATGATGTATTACTGATTTATATAATTTAGAATCATCATT